TGAATCTACCAATAGGAACTTGGGTAGGTACTATGAAGGTTACTAATGAGGAAGTGTGGCAAGATTTTGTAAAAGAAGGTAAAGTAAAAGGATTTTCTATAGAAGGCTACTTTGTAGAGAAGAGTAAAAAAGAAGAATTAAGTAAAGAGATAGAAGCTGGTTTAGAACTTCTTAAGATTAAACAAATGATCTTAGAAGCAGAAACAAATTTAGAATCATATACAGACTATCCAGAGAGTGCTAGTAATAATGCTAAGAGAGCTTTAGAATGGGCAGATAAAAACGGATGGGGATCTTGCGGAACTGATGTAGGTAAACAAAGAGCAAACCAATTAGCAAAGAAAGAAGGAATAAGCAGAGACACTATAGCTCGTATGGCTAGTTTTAAAAGACATCAACAAAATAAAGATGTACCATACTCAGAAGGGTGTGGAGGATTGATGTGGGATGCTTGGGGAGGTACTTCTGGTATTGAATGGGCAATTAATAAATTAGATAAGCTAGATGAAAAAAAATAAGTACGAAAAAACTCCTAGTAGAACAAGTCCAAAGAATAGTCGTAGAGGCTGCTTATGTAAAGATCAATTAACCTATGATAGAAAGTGCTGTGATGGAAGTCTATGGGCGCAAGGAATAGGTAGAGGTTAAAAATGCAAAAAAAATTATAGGAACGTTATATTATTATAAATCTAATTATGACTACACAAGAAAGAATTTACGCACAGCTATCTAAGAATAGCAAAAAGAAGTTTAGTAAGCAGAAAGTAAACTTAATGATAAGAGAGTCTGAAATTGATGAGGCTAGTAGCTCTTTTAGGAATGAGAGAGGTAATTTAGATTTTATATTAAAAAATGAACTTCCAGAAATTATAAATAAATTAGATAATTTTAGTGCAACTATAGAAAATTCTATAGATGAATTGAATAGACTAATTGACTTGTATAAGGATATACAGTCTGAATATGAAAATAAAGCTAGTGAATTAGGTATAGATCCTAATGATATTGTTGATTATAGATTTTTAGATACTTCTATTTTTGAAGCAGAAGAGCAAATAGAGATTGCAAATAACTTATTAAACAGTATAAGTAGTTTATAATATGAGTACTAGAAACACAGTATTTAGTAGATTATTTGGTAAGCAGTTTAAGTCAGAGCTTTCAGCTTCTGATGACATTCAATCTGCAATAGATGGTTTAAATGCTACAGAATTAGATTCTGGTTTAAGCGATTTAAGAAATAATGAATCTGAGTTAAAAAGTATTATATCTCAAGCTAGAGATGCAGCAAATTCTTTTATATCTAACTTTGATTCTTTAGAAGAAAAACTACAAGGCTACATTGACAATAGAGATAGACTAGAACAAGCTTTAAGTTCTTTTGAAGGTATGGCTAGTGATTTAGGTATAGATGCAGATCAAAGCGAAGCATACAGATTAGGACAGGAAAAATTTACAGAAGCAGAAAATACTGCTACTGATGTGGTAGGTCTACAAAACGAATTATACGAGTTATACGAATTAGCAAACGAATTAAATAGATAAAAATGAACACTAAAAAAACAGTATTTAGCAGAATTGCTAAGGGAATGACTAAGAAAAAAGTAGAATTATCTGTAGTAGATGAAATTGATAATGAGTTTGGATGGTTAGAGCAATCTTATACTGAGGCTTCTTATGGTGTAGAATTTATGAGAGAGTGGATAGATAAAATTATGGAATTTAATAGTGAACTATCTATAGCAGTTGACAACTATGTAATTAATGGTGCTGCATATAGTTTTGAAGAGGCTTATACAGATATGAGATCTAAAATAGAAACTTTAGAAGAAAAAGCTAATGATTTAGGTATAAATCCATCAGAATTAATTAGAGACTATGATGAGATTAAAAATATATTAAGTGTCGCTGAAAGTGTAGACTCTGAATTTAAATCAGCTTATAAAGAATTGTTAACACAAGCTAATGATAGATTTGGCTTGTCAGATTTTAGTTAATTAATAAATAATAAATATATGAAAACGACAGAGATGTTATCTAAGATTAAAGCTCTATTGAATGCTAGTGTAAAATTAGCACAGCAGACTTTAGACAATGGTACAGTTATCGAGGCTGAGTCTTTTGAGGCTGGTCAGTCTGTTTTTATTGTTACTGATGATGAGCGAGTAGCTTTACCTATCGGAGAATACAAATTAGAGGATGGTCGTTCTTTAATTGTAGAGGAAGAAGGGGTAATTGCTTCTATCGGAGAATCAGAAGCTCCAGCAGAAGAGCCAGTAGCAGTAGAAGCTGAAGAAGAAGTTATCGAAACTGAAGTACCAGAAGAAGTAGCTCCAGAAGTAGAAGCTATTGTAGAAGCAGTAGTAGAGGTGGTAGCACCAGCTTTAGAGGAGGTAAAAGAAGAATTGAAAAAACTTAAAAAGAAGTTTGAAGATTCTTACGAGAAAAAAGAAGAAGAAGAGGAAAAGAAAAAAGAGGAGAAGAAAGAAGAAATGAGCAAAAAGTTCAACCACTCTCCAGAAAGAAAAGCCTCTAAAAGACAAGAGATTAAATTCTCACAAAACAGAAAAGAAACTACTCTAGATAGAGTATTAAGACAATTAAACAAATAATAATAAAATGAAAAAAAGATTTAATTTTGCGGATGCAGACAATTCAATGACTGATCCGATTTCAACTAGTTATGCTGGAGAATTTGCTGGAAAGTACATCTCTGCAGCATTATTGAGTGGTAAGACTTTAAATGATGGAGCTATCACTGTTAAGCCTAATGTAAAGTACAAAGAGGTAGTTAAAAAATTAGACGTAGGAAGTATTATCGCTAATGCTACTTGTGATTTCGATTTTGATGCTGATACTTTAACTCTTACAGAAAGAATACTACAACCAGAAGAATTTCAAGTAAACCTACAGTTATGTAAGAAAGATTACAGAAGCGATTGGGAAGCTATTTCTATGGGTATGAGTACATTTGATAACCTTCCTCCAGCTTTCTCTGATTACTTAATCGGACAAGTTGCTGCTAAAGTTGCTGAGAAAACTGAGCAAAACATCTGGGGTGGAGTAAATGGAAACGCTGGAGAGTTTGATGGATTCACAGTGCTTATGGCTGCTGATGGAACAGTAAATGATGCTGCTAATAATAGTATAACTGCTGCAACAGGATTTACTTCTGGTAATATCGTAACATTATTAGGAAATGTAGTAGATGCTATTCCTTCTGCTGTATATGGTAAAGAAGATTTAACTTTATATGTACCTACTGTAGCTTTACAAGCTTACGTTAGAGCTTTAGGTGGATTTGGTGCTTCTGGATTAGGAGCTGCTGGTTCAGACAATAAAGGATCACAGTGGTATAATATGGGTAATGCTTTAGCTTTTGAAGGAATCAAAATACAGCACTGTCCAGGTATGCCATCTGACCACATTGTAGCTGCTGAGGCTTCTAACTTATATTTCGGTACTGGTTTATTATCTGACCACAACGAAGTTAAGTTAATTGACACTTCTGCAGTATTAGGAGATCAGAATGTTAGAGTTGTAATGCGATTCACAAGTGGAATCCAATACGGAATTGGATCTGACTGTACATTGCTTACTTTAGCATAATAAAAAATAGTTTAACATATTAAGAGGGTGGGTTGGAATAGTCTTACCTACCCTTTTTCTTTAAAAAAATAAATATGGCTTGTAATTTAACAACTGGTCGAACAGTACCTTGTAAGGATAGCGTTGGTGGTATTCAAGCGGTTTACTTTGCGGACTTTGGAACTATGGGTGCATTAACAGTTACTTCTGGAGAAGTTACTGCTTTTGCTGGAACTCCAGACTTCTTTGAGTTTGATGTAAAAGGAAACTCTAGCTTAGAACAAACTATCACAGCATCTAGAGAGAATGGGACTGCTTTTTATGAGCAGACTCTAAATCTGACTTTGACTAAATTAGATAAAGCTACACAAGAGGAACTAATCCTTATAGTTAAGGCTAGACCTCACATTGTAGTAAAAGATTATAATGGTAATTACCTTATGGTAGGTGCTTCTCACGGAGCAGATTGCTCTGGAGGTACTATTGTTACTGGAGCTGGAATGGCAGACTTAAGTGGATTCACTTTAACAATGGCTGCTCAAGAAACTTTACCAGCTTATTTTGTGGATGCAACTGCATTTGAAGCAGAAATTAGTACTGCACAAATAAATCCGTAATTTTTAGTTAGTTTTATATATGAAAGGGGTATCTTTAAGGTATCCCTTTTTTTATATTACAAAATTTAGTTTTAGTACGTTATATTAGTATGAAGATTATAGGAACAAGTGGGACTAAGACTTTTAAAGTAATTCCTAGACAATATGTAAATGGTCAAGTTACTGTAAGGCTTACTAATGAAAGTACTAAAGCAGTAGTAAGTGTAACAGCTACAGCTTCTACAGTTCGAGATTATATGAGCTTTGATGCTGTGTTTGGTACATTAACAAAAGATGTGTTTTACAATATGGATGTATTGATTTCTGGATCTGTAGTTTATAAAGATAAATTATTCTGCACTGATCAAACTATAAATCAATCTAATAATGATTACTACACTATAAATGAAAATGAGTATACTACAGAAAATAGTTACGATAACGATTATATAATAATATGAGTATAAAAATAGTAAACCTAAGCACCTATACTACTCCAGAGATAAAAGAATTTAAAAACAAAGATTGGGTAGCATATGGAGATGATAATGACTACTATCAGTATTTGATAGATCGCTACAATGGATCAGCAACTAATAATGCTGCAATAAACGGAATTAGTCAGTTAATCTTTGGAAAAGGAGTAGATGCTACAGATAGTAGTAAAAAACCTAATGAGTATGCACAAATGAAGTCTTTATTAAAGGACTCTTGTGTAAGAAAGTTATGTTATGATCTAAAACTTATGGGACAGTGTGCTATGCAAGTTATTTATAACTCTAATCACACTAAAATAGTAGAGGTTGCTCATTTTCCTATAGAAACTCTTAGAGTAGGAAAGGCAAATGAAGAGGGTGAGATAGATTCTTACTATTATATGTCTGATTGGCAAGATAAAAAACCTAGTGAAGAGCCAGAAAGATTTAGTGCTTTTGGTACATCTAGTGATGAAATAGAGATATACTGTGTAAAGCCTTATAGAGCTGGTTTCTATTACTATAGTCCAGTAGATTATCAGGGTGGTTTGCAGTATGCAGAGCTAGAAGAGGAGATTGCTAATTACCATCTTAACAATATAATGAATGGTTTAGCTCCAAGTATGATGATTTCGTTTAATAACGGAGTTCCAGATGAAGAGACTCAAACAGACATAGAGAGAAAAATACAACAAAAGTTTAGCGGTACTAGTAATGCTGGTAAGTTTATATTAGCTTTTAATGATTCTAAAGAAAATGAAGCTTCTATAGAGCCAGTACAGCTTAGTGATGCTCATCAACAATATCAATTTTTATCAGAAGAGAGCCAATTAAAAGTAATGGTATCTCATAGAATTATATCTCCTATGTTATTAGGTATTAAAGACAGTACTGGACTAGGAAATAATGCTGATGAATTAAAGACCGCTAGTATCTTAATGGATAATACTGTAATTAAGCCTTTTCAAGAGCTTTTAATAGATGCTTTTAATGATATACTAGCTTTTAACGATATCGTGCTTAATTTGTACTTTAAAACGCTTCAGCCGCTTGAATTTACTGACTTAGATAATGCAATGACTAAGGAGCAAGTAGAAGAGGAGACAGGTCAGAAGCTATCAATGAGTATACAAATAGATGGTAGAGTTGCATATGAAACTATAGAGGAAGCAGAAGCAGTAGCAAAAGAAATGGGATGTGAAGGATACCACGAACATACTTTAGATGATAAGACTTATTATATGCCTTGTGAGACTCACGATCTTAAAAAGCCTTGTGAGCCAGGATATGAAATGATAGGTACTAAAATAAAAGATGGTAGAGAAGTGCCTAACTGTGTTCCTTTAAAGGATATAGACAGAATGAAGAGTGATCTCTTTGAAGCTCTTATGGATATAGAGCAAGAGGATCTATCTGACTATGAATTAATAGATGAGAGACCAGCTAATAAGTATGATGACTTAATACATAAAACACTAAAGTTTGCTAGTGTCGTTTCTAGTAGTCCTAATAAGACTAGTGAGCAAGATACAAGCATATTAAAAGTAAGATATGTATATACTGCTGGTAGAAGCACTAAAGGAAAGAGTAGAGACTTTTGTCAAAAGATGATGTCTGCTGCAAAAGTATACAGAAAGGAAGATTTAGATAAGGAAAGTAGTGCTAATAGTGAATTAGCTGCTGAAGGAGAGTCTACATATAATATATGGCTTTATAAAGGAGGAGTTAATTGCTCACACTACTGGATGAGACAAACATACTTAAGAAAAAATAATGAGAGAATATCTGTATCAGAAGCTAGAGCTAAAATAGCAGAGTTAGATCCTAGCTTACGGAGTGAGGCAAAGATGCCAGTAAATGAACCAGAGGTAGCACAGATAGCCTCTGCAAGAAATAACTATTGGAGAAAATAATATGGCTACAGTACTATTTATAAAAAGATCTGATATTGTTAAGAACAGTATTATTGATGGATCAGTGGACACGGATAAGTTTATTTACTTTATAAAAATAGCTCAAGAGATGCA